GTTTACTATAACCTAAGATTGTTTTTTTGTCAAGAAGTACATAAATACTTATATAAAAGAAGGGCTAGTAAGATGTCTTACCTTACTAGCCCCTAGTTAAACCCGGCGAGTGAGAGTGAGAGTGACGCAGACAGAGGAGTCCACTACCGGGTTTTATTTTTTAAGCACGTTTCATGCAGGTCATTTCTACATAACGTTGCCATTTATCACCGTTCATCCGTTTAAGGTCGGCGATTTTTAATACCATGCGTAGACTCATTTCACGAATCTTGTCACGGTTGCTAAAGATGTAATCGAGTAATTTATCTTGTTCATCTTGCGAGAAGTTATATTCTTGCAACATGCCATCTTTAACGATTTGTTTACAGCGCAAGAACTTGTCTCGCATTGTGTCTAGTGTCAGATCCAAGTAGTGACAACGTGACATAATAGCATCCAAGTGATCCTTCATTTTACCACGTGTTTTGTCAAACTTGAGGTTTGTGATAAAGATAATAGAACCTTTAAACTCAAACCGATCTGGAATACCTTCGTTGACTAGTGCACGGCTTTCCGAACGCCAACTTAGGAAACGCTTTGGGCTACTGTCTAGTGCAGCCTTTAGCAAGTTGAGTGAAGTCTCATCATACAGCACACTATCACAGTCGTCTAGTACTAGTACTGAGCCTGCCTCTGAATACTCATACAATAGTTTGAACAAACCAATTGGCGAAGCAGCGCCTTTTTCCATACCATATTTACGACCAGTGTTGCCTGAGCCTCCACCCATCTTATTCATTAGTTCCGCTTCACGTATTACTTTCTCAACTCCGTAGGACTTGCCTACACCTGGAGGTCCAGTAACAACCATTCCACGTACTACACCGTCACAACTTGCGTATGTCATATCTTCCAAAATTTGAAAACGCTCACGCAAGCGTTCGATAACTTGTTCGTCTGTTTCTTTTGTAGAAGTAGCAGACTCAACTACTTCGCCGTCTTTGACTAATTCAAAGTACTCCGGACTTTTTACTGTAACACGAATGTTACCATCTGGCATGCCTGCATGTTCTGTGCCGTCTACTGTAATGTAGTTGCTTTTGGCACCTTCTGTGTATTCTTTAACAAGTGTAAACACTGTGTCGGTTACTGGCATGTTACGGTAGCTTCCGTTACGAATTAAAACTTGTTGTTGCATGGTCTCTCACTCCATTAAACTGTTTCTGTCTATAAGTTGACAATAACATCTATATATCTACTGTCAACCTTTTTCTTCTACTTTTACGTAATTAATTACAGTTTCTTTACAGTCACTGAATTTACTTACGTCATGTTGCTTTACCTTACCGGTAATAATAACAGTTTTATTCTCCAACAATCCAGCAATGTCTGGCTCTTTGCTAAAAAAGAACTTGATAAGATTGTCTTCGTCATTAACACAAGTTACCAAGTGTATACCATATTTTGCAATAAACTTCACATCTTTAACATTAACACTAAAGCGAATACGTTCACCAATTTTACCAACAAACTCGCTTTTGTCACGCATTGTGTCAAACCAGTCGTCCAAACTTTGACGCTTTTTTTGTACACGAAAGCTATTAGGAAGGCTAGCTAAAATACTGACACCAAAATTGTCTATAGTATCGTTGCTCAATGATTTTAAAACGCTTTCCTCAAAAGTGTTTAAACGACCCATCAGCTTTTTAGCAATAAGTTCGTCACGAAAACTTTCTTTTATTTTTGCAGCGTCTTTTTGAATATCTTTATTAATTTCAGGCATGTCAACATCACCCTGGATATACTGCATAATAGCAGTTTTATTATCGTAAACCTGTATATCATTTTCACGATCAAAATATCCATGGCCGCTTTTTACAAAGCCCTGATTACTGTCAACAACAATTGCCAGTTCTAACACTTGATCAGTATTATAAAGTGGACGTTGCTTTTTCATTACGCTGCCTCCGCTACTGGAGAGCAAGCAACAGCCTGCTCTACTAGGAACTCACGATAGTCTTCGTCGAGTTCGTTGAGTTCATCTTGCCACTCGTCCCAGGTGATTACTTCGATTGGAAACTCCTTGAAGTAAATGTTG